AATCATACAAATCTTCATCTTTAATGGTATTTATATCTTGTTCTTCTTCATCTAAGATTAAAGTCTCATAACCTAACTTTGTTCTTAAATGTTTGATGGCATATTGCTTTTCTGAGTAGTAATAAGAATCTTCTACCACATACCCGTTATTTATGCCTTCTCCCGTCTCATTGCAAATCCTAGAGTAAAATCCAAGTCTCATTGTTTAGCCCTAATTAAAGATCCCTCTAATACATTAATGTAGTCTAGCATAGCATTTATATAATAAACGTCTGATTGCTTTAATTCATCTTTACGCCATGTGAAATAGTCAATGCCATGTTCTACCTTTTGTCGTAACAACATTTCTTTTTGCTCTTTCATTTTTTCTCTTTATCGTCAATTAGTATTTCTATAAATACCCCATTTAAAAAGATATTACTAAACGGGTCTTCTATTGTAAATGTATCAACATACTTATCTTTCTCAATAGAGATAGATATTATTTCTGATATACATTGCAACAAATACATTTGTTGTTCTGTTGTTGTGGTATTGACAAAATCAATTACCTCTTTTGCTAATTGTTCATTCATTTTCATAATTAAAAATCTTGTATTATAATTCCTTTATCAAATAGTATTACGTCTGTCGTTTGCTCTAAATAATCTAGATCACCATATTCTTCTCCATAGTCTTTGGCTATTTCATCTAGGTCTGTATATTCAGTATATTCACAAGATATTGCTAAGGGATCAAATTCAATCTCTTGGTCATTTGTGTTTCTTTCATAGCTTTCAAAGTATTCAAATAAAGCCCTGCATCCATCATAACTAAAGTCATAATGTTTCATTGTGTCTATAAATTCGTATTCGTTAATCGTTTTTTTCATCTTGATATGTGCTAATTAATACTTCTTTAATAATATCTTTTTTATCACTTTCTAATAAGGTATCAATCAAAAACCTTAATTCGTCATATAGATCAGTATTATCAGTATAAAACCAATCAATGTAATTGTCAATCAAATCTTCTTGTGTCTTCATAGTTAAAAGGTAATGTTGTTTTTTATATCCATAAATCTAATTAAATTCAATCCAATTTTATAAGCATCAGAATCTTCATCATAAACTATTTCTTCATCTTCACCATACAATACTTCAAAATCTTCAATACCATCTCCAGGGTAATGCCTTGCAGACGCCCGATATTCAATTCCGTCTAAAATAAAATGTGCATTCAAATAAAATGATGGCACAAACGCCTCTTCAAGAATCAATTCATAGGTTTTTGCTTTTGTCTCCATAGTTTTTTGTTTTATATATTATTACTTATAAATTACTTCATGATTTAATAATTGTGGGATACAATAAGATTCCCATTCCCCATTGTTTATTTTGTCATCAGCATATTCAAGAGCCAAATGCAAAGGGATATTAACATAAGGGCAATTTTCATATATTTCGTTTGGGACATTAGACACAAATACATCGTTATAATAAATTGTTACTAATTCCATAGCTTAGTATTCAAATACACGTCCGTCTTCAGTAAAATAATAATCATTTGCGTCTAAATGTTCTGAGACGTATTCAGGTGTTGTCTGATATTCAAAATCAGCATTGCAGTCTTTTAAAAACGCATCTATACATTCTTCAATATCTTTTGTTTTATTCCAAGGGATCATAAGAGTATAATCCATAGTATAGCCCGTTAAACTTTTATCTAGATTAAATTCATATTCATAATCTACATACTTGTCATTATACTTTATAGTACATTGAGACGTGTTGCCCCAATCAATACTATAATTAGTAATTTCTAAGCCTATTGCCCTAGCCCAAGCAAATAAACTAGCCATAGCATCGTCATTCCATAAGTATTCGTAAGATAAGTACGAATTTTCAATAACTTTTTCTTTTGCCAATTCAGGCAATTCTGAGAATTTGTAAACTTTAACTTCTCTTGTTTCCATAATAAGGTGTTTTAGGTTTTGGTTTGATTAATTCGTTTGATGCAAATGTGGGACGAAAAAATCAATTATCAACACGTTTTATTCACTTTAACAAAACTTTAACACTTTTTTCTGAACTTCCGTTTTAGGGGGTCCTGCATTAAAGGGGGTCCTATATTAAAGAGGGCCTCCTGCATTAAAGAGCCTCCTATATTAAAAAGAAAGGGAGGCAAAAGCCTCCCAGTCTCAACTAAAAATCAACCTACAACCTACCTGATCACATACCTGCCTAAAGACTTACCTTGCACCAGATATTGCAGTCCGTAACGCATAGCATCTAAAAAGTGGTTGAACTTTTGGATTGGCACAGCATTCTTCTCTTGCCAAACGTAGTTGTTAAGCTCTCTCACGATCCCATGAGATGACTTATCTACTATAATTTCATAATCTTGCATCAAAGCAATGCCTGATAAGATACTTCCCTTCTTCTTTATAGCTCCTTTGACGTTCAAATCAAGCGATTTAAGCTCGTGAATCAATCTAGGCTCTGCCGAGTCCATAATTATCAAATCTAGCCCGCAAAACTGCTTATTTTTGTTTGCAATTTGGCTTGTAGTTAGATTTGTGGACGAATAACACTCCCTAACCCATATTTTCTTCTCTTCAGGGTCAACACTTATCTGACAAAGTACAGTAGGGTCAACCGAGAACCCAACGTCTTGACAAAACACGCTTAATTCACGCTCCTGATAGTCTCCAACCCTCCATCTTCTGTAAATAGTACCCTCAGCCTTATTTAACCAACCTCCTAGTATCGCATGTTCGTACTGGTCAGGTCTTTTCTTCTTCATCTCGCTAATCTGCTCCAAGAATGACTCAGATAGATTATCTTTGTTATCCATATATGTTGTATGGACATAAGTAGTATTTCCTTCGTTTCCGTTCCAGCCTTCAGGCACACCAGCACCCTGAAACCATCTCTGATATATCCAATGCTCCTTTGTGGTAGGGTTAAGTATCAAAATACATCTGTTCTGTTTATCTTGCACCCTAACAGATAAATCTATCTTATTAAAGGTGTCTTCGTCAGTTAATTCTTCTGCCTCGTCCAATACAAAGGTTGTAATGCCATTTAGAGACTTCAGGGCGGCAGTTTGATTACCTGATGATGTTCTGATACCCTTAAAGATAATTGAGTTCTTAGTGGTCAGATTTATGATCTCGTCCTTAGTTATCCTAAAGTCTGACTGAACACCCATAAGGTCTATCTTCTCCACGAACTCAGGGATGATAGATGTCTGTGCTGAGGTCATTGTATATCTACTGAACAATATCTTGTGCCCCGCCTCATAAGTCAGGTTCAACAAGAATACTGCAACTCCAAAAGACTTACCTGAACCACGACCTCCAGTAACTACAAAGTACCTACTTGGGTCCTTAAACAGAGATTGATACTTTGGACTTAATTCTATTCTACTCATCTTCTTCTGTTGATTCTATATCAATCGTGTTGTCAGCGGGCTCGTTATTAAAACTAAAGTTGATCACTGGTGCATTCTTAGTTGGTGCAGGACCAACCTCACCTTTCTCTAGATGATCCAAATACATCTTAATAGCATTCAGCTTTATAGAATTACTTTCTTCTGACTTTATTATCTCAGCTAATTGGGTGAAGATACCTGCGGCACCACCCAACTCTTTAATAGCTACATTCTCAGCTATCTTAGGCAATAGCTTCTTCTTAGCCTCGTTCATTCTAGCAGGCTGAGATGTTACCTGCCCTTTTATCTGCACCTTAGACGGAAGACGCTTATTGTTCTTCCTGCCATCGGTGCTTCGTATCTCATTACTCTTCTCCCTTGCCATAGTTCATTTTGTATATTTGTCTGTATGTGTCAAAAATAGCGTCTGTTATGTTGTTCTTATCGTACTTGTACTCTGTCTCCCTAATGTCGTTCCCCCGCCTGATGACTATGCTATATCTACTACCAGTCTTATAATATCTGCCATCAAACAAGGCTTCAACATTGCAGTAAACATATATGTGCTTTGAAAAGCACCAAGACATCTCTTTGGTTGGGTTTGGTGTTTTAGGGTTTCCAAGACGATGCGGTTGTGCCTTGGGCTTGCCCATTAATAATAAACTCTTTTCTTAATAGATTTAACCATCAAGTCTAGTCTCTCGTAAACCTCAGCCATCTCTTCTTCAGAAAGACCATGGGTCATTGTGTTAAAGTTATTATTACCCATAAGTAAATCTAACTTATGCTGAAGAGCCGCATTCTTTTTCTCAAGTGCGATAATCTTATCAGCGAATGATAGCTTTTCTTCTTCAGGCATAGATGAATCTACCTTAGTTTGATTGAAGAACATCTCTTTCAAGGTCTCATACATATACTTGTATTCTCTTTGTTGCATAGCATAAGGGAACACAACTTCTATGTTGTGCATTACAGTCGCATGAGTCCTGCCAATTACCTTGCCAATCAATGTGTATGTGGCTGGGGTATTGTTGTGGTCATACAAATCTCTACCTAACTTGCAGAATATAGCTCTAGCATAAGTAAGATCTCTATACCTATCCTTAGTATCTATCCTTCTGCCAATCTCTTTCTCAATTATTTTTTTTATACTGATTAACGTGTTTTTCATAAATTTCGGTCATTATGTCTTTAAATATCAAATCACTAACTCTTGAATGCTCATCGTGTGTAAGCACTATCTCGTCTTCTCTTTCGGTAACTTTTTCAGCCTCTCCAAATCTATGAGCCATTACGTCTTCTATAAAGCCTATCGCCATCTTAATGCCATGGCAAGCCTCGTATTGACCTTGCTCTTCTAGTATCATTAAGGCATCTTCATATAAACTAAAATCATTATAAATAAGCCAAGCGTTTAATGTTGCTAAGTATGTGGCGTTTGACACGCCATGCCAAGCCTCTGCATCGTAATTATAAAGTTCCTCTGATAACATAGTTTAAAACAAAATCTTCTGAGTTGTCGTTATTTATAAAAGCCTCTTTGTAGTTTGCTATCGCAAGAGATAAGTCTGAACCACCTCTAGACAAAAAGAACTCGCTACAATCAAATATACCAATATCTTTTGACATCTTGTTCACCACGATAAATATAAACTCACTAGCCCCAAATAACTCTAGATACAGATAAGCCTGAAGCCCATAATTGAAATTCTTTGCTGAGTAAGAGAAATCAGAAATATCGCTAGAGGTTGTCTTGATGTCAATGATTGTTCTTCTGTCTTTAGTGATCGCATCAGCCTTGCCTCTAAATGGGATACCATCTATCATCTTAATAGCGGGAACCTCATAGTCGCAATCTGACAGCAAGTAAGCCGCATCTCTATTCTGTGCAACTGCATTAGCAATCCAAAAAGCATTGTTCACCTCAGACTCTGTGTAAACCTCAAGACCATTAGCTACCGCATCTTTATAAGCCTTGTTAGTTTTGTTGCCTGATACAATAGATAAATCAGTTAGCTTATGAGGCTCTAGTATGTGCATGTGGACCAACTTACCGTCTCTTAATGGCTGAGTATCCTCAGAATGCCTTAAACTAGCCAAGTAAGCCTTTGGAGACTTAAGTAGAGGCTTTGCTGATGAACTGCTAAGAACCTTATCTTTTAGATAGCCATAGTAAAAACTATCGTCATCCATCTTAGCTAGTATATCAGCCTCTTTCCATTTCTCTCCGTTTAGTAATGTAATCATTTATTCTGTTTTAATTTTATTTCCAAATGATACTGACGTCATGTGGTATTTCTTTTCTTCAGCAATTCTGTCGCTTCTGTTCTCTGCGGGTAGTCCCGTTATAGGATTGATACCATAATTCCACCAATCTCTTTCTTCCATCATTATTCTTCTTTAATAAAAACTCCGTTTTCTGTTTTACCTTTTCTATCTTTAATCTCTTCCCAAGCGGCTCTGAGGCATTCTGTTGGATCAATGTTGTTCTGCCAAGCCAATATAATTAGCGTAACAAAAGAATCTCCAATGCCATCTTTAATAAGCCTCTTGTCGCCTCTAGCGATAGATGCGGCAGTCTCGCCTACCTCCTCCATCACTTTCAGCATCTGCCTAGAAACATTCTCTTTCTTAATTAGGTCTCTTGATTCTGCCCATAGCTTAACTGAGTACGCTATGTCATCAAATGTTGGTTCATCCATTTCGTGATTACTACAAGGTGTTTTCATAAGTTTGGTGAATTAAATCACTGAATATATAGTTATTTGGTGAATCTAGAAGTTTCTTACAACTATGCTCACCAAGAATAAGAAGATGCCAATAACGCCAACTAGCGTAACCATCTCTGCAAAGAAATCTAATTTCTTAATTAGCTCTTCGTACTCTTTTTTGTAGTCTGGTTCTAGATCTATCATGGCTTCTTGCTTTCTCTCCATTGAACAGAACATACAGCAAGCCTTTGCTCTGTCATTGGAAATTCTTTAATCATTACTGAATCTGACATACATCTTTGCATGAATTTTTCCAAATTCTCCATGCTATCTGGCTTAGGTAATGGCATAGCTTTAAGATTAATTGTTTAACTCAATTTCCCTTGCGGCATCTCTTCTAGCTCTGACAAACTCAATCTCCCGTCTGAGGTAGTCCATAGCCTTCTCTAGATCCTTTACTTCGTCATCCTTCTTTCCAGCCCGAACAACATACTTGATGATGTTGCCTCTTGTAAAAGAAAGTTGATAATGCTCGGCAAAGTCAATGACATCATAGCCCTTGCCATTTTCATAATGTAATACGCTGCTTCTCATATAATTTATTTTTATTCAAATATATTGAAACAATGTTTATAAGTCAAGTTTTTTAACAAGAAATTACCAAATGGTATAGATGTTTTATGTGATCATAAGAAACTTTGACCAACTCATCCTTCTGTCCCCACTTAGACCTATTGTAATACTTAAGAAAGTCTCTAGAGTTCTCTGTCTTCTCAGTAACATTCTGCTCAACAAATTCTAAAAGCTCTACCCTCTTGAATAATTTAAACACGTTTAGATCCTGAAAGTGAAAGGCTATCCAGTCAGCTTCGCCTTTAAGCCAACCATGATAGCCTCTAGTATTCACCGTCTCAAGCCATATAGAGTCAAGCTTACGCTTTCCTTTGACATCTACACTACCCATGCCAGTATAGAAATCTATATGCTTATATTTATCATCTGATAGAGAAGACTTCTCAATCAATATGTCCATACTCTTGAATAGGTTTAAGAAGACATCTTCAATGTCTCTGCCTACTCCCCAACTATGTGCCCATCTACCATCTGATATTTGTTTGGTTTTCATCTATTGGTACGATTCAAAATACTGCTTCAACTGGTCGTAAGTTGACTTTAAACAAGACCCACAAGATGTAACCTTTTTATTCGCTCTAAAGACACGATTGTAAATTTTGATAAGCATAACCTTATCTTCTCCGCTAACCAAGTTTCTTGGCTGGGCATAAAATTCAGATAAGAATTGAAACTCATCTTCCTTTAAACACTCAGGCTTTCCATAGCGGAACATTTCATTGAGCCTCTTCTTACGCTCATCACATCCGCAATCTTCACCAGCTAAAAACTTAACCGCTGCCTTGATGCCAGTAGCCTCAGTAATCTGCTCAATAGTGTCTCCAAGTCCAGCAGGTTGCTCCTCAAACTTGGCAACCCATTCTTTGTACTCTTTAGTCCTTTTGTCTAAGCTTGAATAGTAAGCTTCGTTTTTTTCATTCTGTTCCATATTAATTAAATTAAGTTGTAATCTCCATTTTTAAAATCTTCCCAGTCTTCTGAGAATTTATCTTTTAGTATTCTCTTATTTGTTCTCATGCTATTGAATATGCTAGTCAGGCTGATGCCTGACCCACTTGCAATATCTCTCAAGCTATAATCTGACTTTAGATACTTTTCAGATAAGATCCTATCGTATCTATGCCAAGTTCTCATCTCATCGTTTATCTTAGACACTAACTTATCAAAGGCGTCTTCCATAGCCTCGTCAAAGTAGAACTTAGTCTCGTCCTCATCAATAGCATCATCTTCTCTAATCTCAAAACAAACTACTCTACCTGATGACTTCAAATGTGTGCTGTACATATTTCTAAGCACAACATACATAAAGAAGGTATTGACCTCTTCATCATTGTACATGATACGCTTCTCATCCTTTATATAATCGTACATCCTTATATAGAATGATTGAACTATATCATTGGCTGTGTCATAATCGGCTCCAAAGCCTCTGACCATTTTAAGCCAAATCTTGTGGTTGTTTGCTAAGAGTTCAAGCATTTGATATGTATTAAGATGCAATCTTTGTCTGAGTAGTATTTCTTTACGTTGTCCATTGATACAACATTCTGATCCCTCTCCCACACAAGACCCTCCATAGCATCAAACAATGCTTTGTTTAAGTTGTCGTGTAAGTCAGGCTTTGTTACCTTATAGTGTAACTCTCCGTTGTCTCTTTTCTTTTTAGGGAAAGATTTGGGATATTCAAACACATAATGCAACATCGTGATAGCAATTTCTGAATCAGCTTTAAAAGCGAAAAAGCCATCAGGGATTTGGTCCCCAATGGCTCGCCTTAACTGCTCCTTGTAATCAGCTATCTTTTTTGGCTGATAGGTCCTGCCAAACCTAGTAACCCTTACTGATTGGTGCGGAACCGCTTTTATTGGTATATTTAGTTTTATTTCCACCTATTAAGTCTAATACATCTATATCTTGATTTGCTACTTCAGGCAAACCCACCGAATTTACAAAAAAACTAAAGTCATCAAAAGATTTTCCTCTACTATTTTTGCATTTTACATCAATTAAGCTAAAATCAAACTCATTTCTTGATAATTGTATCTCAGTTTCACACTTTTTCTGCAAAGCTGAACCTAAATGTCCCGTTGGCTTTGTAGATCCCCAATTACTATGGATGACCGTAATTATGTGACAATTATACTTTTCAGTCCAATACATCAATCTTTGGACAACTCTGTTTGATTCATCTATATTATTCACATCGCTGACCAAGTCAGCAATACCATCTATAATTACTAGACCTAAATTATCAGATGTTCTGATAGCATAGTCTATAGCCAATAGTCTCTCTTGAGACGATAGTCCCCTAAGTCCGTAAGTGCGGTAGCACTCGTTGTCCAATTCACACAAATCAAGAACTCTCCTGAAGGTCCTCTGTGCGTGAAATCTTCCCTGCTCAGTGTCAAAGTGGTAAACACATTTTCCATCTCTATGTCCTTTTAATTTCCCAGTAAATCTATGAGCATTGCCTCCAAGATAAGACGCTGATAATAAGCTAACTAAAAATGTCTTATTATGTTTTGGAGGTGCCGCAATAAAACTAAAGTTACCATAAGTTCCAATCGGTGTTGGATAACTAGAAAATCCGTCTTTTGTCTTATAAGAATACTCTCCATAGCTTATGGCTATTGGGGGATGAGATACATGCTCATTAGGGTTAATAAAGCAAGATTCTAAGTAGTATTGAGAAACCAAGTCCGTTTCCACTTGCTTCTCATCGTATTCAATGTTCATTTTGTTTGTCGTTTGTGTAGGTAGTTAGGGGGAGTTTCCTCCCCCGCCACCTTAGTTGTTAGAATGGTAAGTTAATGTCATCAGAAGCGGCCTGCTGAGTTGCCACCTCCTTAGCAACTGAATTGATGTTACCATCAGTCCAAGTAACTTTACCATTTCCAACGTAATTTCTTGGAGATTTTGCTTGTCTCTGTTCAGCGGTCTGCGGATCATAGACAGATACATTGTCTCCAAACTGACTTACCTCGTCATTTACTCTAACGGTCAAGTTGTAGTAGTTTCCTTTTTTGCCCTTAACGATTTTACTTTTGTCCAAATTGTCAAGGTTCAAGCTTAAATTAATTAGTGCACTCATAGTTTTAGTTTAATAATAATTGTTCAACTTCTTTTGATAATGTATATTTAGATTTGATAGATTCAATAGAACCACCTTGGCTTACAAATAGTTTAGCTTTGTCAAACTTCTCACCGCTAGATGGCAAAGATTCTTTACCTTTAGCTTTAGGTTGGCTTGTGTCGTGGTCATTAGTTGAGTCAGGGTCTTTAGTGTCATCAATCAAGAACATACCACCCAAGGCATACTTTCTTGCGTAAGATGAAGATGAACCCGTACTTTGAGCAGGGTCCATACCCTTGCGGTCAGCATAGAATGCTTGACCTGATGTTTCAATAACTGGCTCTGACGAATCGCCAAATACCTTTACCGTAGCCTCTACATAAACCATACCTGCAATTTCTTGCAGTCTGTCTGTGATGATCATGTTTACGTTGTACTTACCTAGTATGGGTTTCAACGCCTCTAAAATATCCTCTTGGTTTCTATACTTGTACTTACCAAAAGAATTGAATTGTCCTTTAGGTGCCTTTAGTT